ACCTGAATGCTTAGGCAATTCATGCGTTGCATATGCTGTGCAAGCATTAAAGAATGCATACTTGTTCTTTCCCATCTCAGTAAAATGATCCTCTAAAAGCCCAAGTTCTTTTATCTTCTTAACGTCGCGCTCTCTTTTGAATATTTTCGGAAGTAACTCTTCAATAGTGACATCAGAAATTGCTTCTTTTACCATAATCTGAAGTTTTGCTTTTGCCATTCCTACTTCTTCCATCATTGCCTCAATACTAAATGCTATATCTATAACATTTATATTATCAAGATAATGACGTGCATGAAGTGATTGTGACTTTGCTCTGATCATAGCACCGTTAGAGCAAGTTAATCTGAAAAGACCTGCTGAAGCTCCAAATAGTAATGATTTATCATAACTATTATAGATCTGTATATAAGGAACCAGGCTATCACCTTCTTTTACATCAAAAGAATAATGCGGAAGATGATAACGCAAATACATTTTATTACCTCTTCTACCACCCGTCCTAACGTCCCATAAGGAATAATCCCACTTATTTGCTTCAAAAATACCTTCAACAGCATTTATAATATCTTCGTGGGGCACAAGCTGATAATCAGAAGACACAGTCGATATGATTTGATTTTTATCATTTCTAACAATAGCACACCCTAAATCACCATCATAAACTCCTTTTTGTGCTTGTTCAGTAGCAAGCTCAACATCCTTAAAATTAAGAGGAAGTTTTTCTACTGGATAAACAACTGAACTCTTATCTAAAACTCTCTCACGCGGCTGAATTACATACTTTCCCATTTCGGTACTCCTTTATATTTTATTTATAGCATTTATCTGTACCTATAATATACACGTGAGTGACTGCGCTAAAAATGGGCAAAATCACGATTTTGAGTAAAAATCAACTGTGATTACTAAGTAAGTGGATATTTTGGAAAAAATTAGTTCTAACCCCAAATATCTTCGCTAATAAATGCATTCCAATTAACTTCAAAACTATCAGCGTCATTAAAATAAGTTATAATACAGCAAGCTGCGCCATATAATCCATATGATGGTGTAAAATGCATATTTACAATTTTTAAATTATATTTTTTTGCATTTTGCAACCAATGATCAAAAGCAAATTTACTTTGTCTTTTAGCTTCTAAATAACATTTCTCTACAGTATCTTCTTCTACGCAGCGCTCCCCCCACGCTTCATATATTACCCCCCAACCAGGCACAATTATATCAGCACCTACTTCACTATCTTTTAAACTTGTAATGATTTCATGTACTCTTTGTTGCACTTGTACAGGAATATTATCATTAGCATATACTTGTTGGCTTAATATTTTACGCCAATTATTCATGACGTTGTACCACCTGTTTTCTTTATCAACTGATCTATAATACTTGCTTTTGATGGAAAATTATTACCTGGGCAACTTGTGGAGTCTTTTTCGTTATGAAAAAATAAATGAGTTCTAAAATTTATATTATAAGGTGTTGTTGAATATATAGCAATTATATTTATTAAAGTATTCATTTGAGCGGCTGAAGGTTTTGATGAATCAAAATTACCTGCTAACGCAATGTGTACTAAATCTATTTTCTCTGTTTCATTCCCAAAAACTGCAGTACAATGTTCTTTATATTTAGTAATATCGGCAAGCCCAACATCAGAAAGATAAGGACCAGAAGCATCTGGAGAATTCCATCGAGGTGTTACATCTGTTGTACCATTCTTATTTATAATAATATCATACGGTGCGCTAGAATAGCCATCATTTTTATAATCAGTATTTACATTTACACCCTTAATAGCATCCGCATCTTGCGTATGATGAATCACAATACCTTTTATTTTTTCATCAGCTCTAGAGCCACTATCATCTTTATTGTCTTCTGTAGTTTTTCTAGCAGTTTTAAGACCGGAAGCAGTTAAATAAACTTCATCCTTCTCAGCAAAGGTTAATAACTCTGGTAAGTATTCCCAAGGCTTTCTTCCATAACTCAAATGCAATGTAGTAGTATAAGTACTTCCAAAAGCTAAATCATGATCAATTGTTTCAACATAATAAATCATATTACGTATTGGTACATATATAGGTCTTCCAGGATCAATCTCTGGGCGCCCTACTAAAGTTATTTGCCCTTGGCATTTAGATGCTAGTATTCTTTGTAAAAGAGATTTCGCAAATAGTTTAACTGAATGAGCAGCCCATTCTTTATTAGTAGCCTGTTGTTCACTAGAACCTGCAGCAGCAATAGATTTTGTATTTATAATAGGATTAACGCCTACAAAAATACGATAGCCATATCGTAGTATATCAGCTTCACTTCTAAAAACAGCTGTATAAAAACCAGTTTCCGCAATTGCTTCTTGCCCAAAATCAGGTTCCGTTGAAACCTGTACCTCAGTATAAAGATCACTATCATCTTCTACAAATCCATAACTAATAATACTAGGATTATCAATTACATAGACTTTCGGATTTTCAGCGCCTAAAATCCACGATATATCATATCTAAAAGGATGAAACCATATTTGTCCTGCTCTATCTGCATAAAAATTAAAAAGGCTATCTTCAGCAGCTTTATAGGCAATATCTCTTCTAGTTTTAAAATCAGCCTGAAAAAAACTCCAGTTATTAAATAAACTCATTTCATAAGGTCTAAATCCTACTAAAGAAAGATTTGATTTCCTGTAAGGATCGAGTATGTGTACACTAGAGTTTTTAAAAAGATTACCAAGAATACTCGTAAAATCAGCCATTGCTTTTTGTCCTTCAGGTCCTTTAGAACTTTGTTTCCACATATTAGTAGTAGGATCTACTGTCCAGTAGTTGGCTGAATCTCCTTTACCTGATAACTTATAAAACCCAATAGCATCTATTTGCTGTCCTTGTAATTCTCTTTTAGTACGTAAAGCATCTGTACCTAAGCATAAAACTCTTATTATTTCAGGTGTGGTTAATCCTTTAAATATATCAGACCATACATGAATATTCTCTCCTGGATATTGACCAGCAATATCTTTATTAAATGCGTTCATTGCAGGATTAACGTTTATAATAGAAAGACGTAAATACTTTGTAACATCTTCTCCTTGCACTGTAATTGTATGAGCACCATCTGAATAACCTTGCTGTACTGTATTTACAACACCTGTGAACACAGGAATCATAGGTGTAGTATCAGCTTGATTAAAATTTCCATTCTCATCAAACCTAGGAGTCATGAAAATCATAACACGATCCATAGGATTTATTTTGCAGCTTCCTTTTTTAAACTTATAAGAATCTGTAGGACCTTGTTCCTCTACATCTCTAAACGCCCCTATTAAATCTTTATTATAATATCTATGTACTATAAACTCTTCTGTAGTAACGCTTTTATCTTTATAAGTAGAAATAGCGAGACTCATATTAACAGCGTCTGATTTTGCAGCCTCAAATTCATCTAAAAGATCTGTTTCAGTGCCTACTCCTTCTATTTGAGAGGAAGTAGATAAAGAAACATATATGATATCTCCTAAATCTGTAAATGCCCATCTCTCTTTTACTTTTATAATTGGTGAACCATCTGCTGCAGTAGTTGAACCTACATTATCTTTTGTAAATTGTGTGGGATAACGTCTGCCTTTGTTTGAACCAGCTACTCCTTCTAATACAATTAAATAATCATTAGCCCAGTTACTATAATCACTAAAATTATAATAATTACCTGTTTTAGGATCTCCGTCATCTCTTACATACCAATCTTTAGTAGGATTTGTAGTAGTCTCGACACCTGTTTTAGGATCTTTAGTCTTTATCTCTCTCGAAGATACAAGGTCAGACCTTTTTCCTCCATCTACTGCAGTACCTTGTAATACTTCAAAAGATTTTTTCTGACTATATGCTTGAAGTAATTTTATTTCTGCGTCAGCATCATCTTCTTCAATAAATTTATTATAAGGATCTCTTATTGTTATATTAAAAGTACCTGGACTATTACGAACAGTTAAGGACACGGCAACAGAAACTATTTCAGTAGGATTTCTATAAGTATCTGATACTATTGCTGATTCTAATAATACATTATCATTAAAAGCGGGTACAAATATAATATACGCATTAGGACTTACATGTCTTACAACATCATTTGTATAAGTATCTTTATTATTGAATGTAGGCATTTACTACCCTGAAGGAAATTGCTTTTTAAGAGATAGAGACATTTCACGTTGACCATCTATTGTTAATTTATAAAAACCTGGTCTGTTTCCTTTTTCAATCTTACCAGCTTGTAATAATAAATAAATAGATTCTGAAATATTTTCTTTTAATTGCTGCATTTTATCGGCATCTCTGCTATAGTTGTCTTGTAATATGGTAGAAATAATATGAGCTCTGGGAGCTTCTTTGTAAGAATGTAACAATTCCATAATCTTAAAAGGTACAACATCTAACAATCCTAAACGTTCATCTGTTGTGAATTGTTTATGTTTAAAATAAGTAATATAATCTTCCCTGAAATCCATTGCCCAAGGACCTTTTTCAGATTCCATAATAACACCTGTAGGTGTACCGCCTTCTTTTACAATCTCAAG